CGGGGCCGAAGCCTTGGCGAGGGAAATACGCTGGCGTTGGAGAGAGGCTGGCTGGGACATTAACGTCTGGGTCGAAAAAATGTACCAGGGCGGATACGTGGTGAGATCAGACCTCATTAACGGCGTCCCAAGGCCTGACGCTGTGAAGTTTAGGCCGAAAGCCAATATAATTGTTTGGTGAGGCGAACAAAGGGGGTATATATGGCATACAAAAAGCGGAGACGTCGCAATGACACCAGCGCAGTGCAAGGTCCTTCACGCAGGATCGCTCGGACTAAAGATATTCAGGTCTCATCGCAGGACTGTTGAGGCCACAAAGATAGGGATATTCGCCCCTCTCAAGACAATCGACGCCCTTGTTCGCAAGGGAATGCTATCCCATACCATTGGGTTTAACGAATACGAGCCCACAAACGAAGGTCTTGATGTATTTTCACACATGAGGAAGGACTGGACCAGTGAAGCACTTGATCGACAGGTACTTTGGGGCGCGAAGAGACGCGTACCATCATCTGACGAAGAAAGACACGACCGTATTGGATAATGATGATGTGGCGCTTGTCCTAAACGGCAGGGACAAGTTCCAATTCTTCATACGTGAGGACCTAAATCTATCCGACAGGGGCATGGCCCTGATGGAGATTTACTTCAGGATGGTCACTGACGAAGAGTTTGCAAACGAGATGATTTCGGCGGCGAAGGAGCGCATGTGATGGTCTCCTACGAATACGACTATGAATACGGGGGGTTCCGCTTTAAGTACAAAAGAGAAGGCTTCGCTTTCGCATGGAAGACCCCGCAGGAGTTTTTAGAGGATCGACGCCTCGACCTGTGCGACCAAAAGATGCTGGAAAGCCTGAACAAAGCCATTCTGCTCCACCGCACTCATAGGCTAGAGGCGGAAAAAATACGCGCTCAATCTATCTATGGCATCAAAACCTTGAGGTACTAATGGGAATGGGAAGCGGTCGCTCAGTAGCCCCTCCAGCGCCGATGATGGGAAAGTACGTGCGCTACTGCACTACATCGACAGGTCCTCACACGCAAATCCATATTTCTGCGTCAGTTTTTGATGGGCATATGATGGGGTTTAATGTCTCAATTGAGGCTCCCTCGGCGGGAGTGCATCAAGTCTGGCAAGAGGAAATGCGCCAGCCCGTGCCGGAGCACAAAATGATAAGTACCATCCATGCTATCTTGCAAGGCCACGTTAAAGCGGTAAAAAACATGATAAAAGTAGCGAAAAGAGGCAATTCCAATATTATGGCAAATTGGAGCCAGAAATGACCCCGGCACAGAAAAAGGCCCTGACGTTCATTAAGGATTTCTGGGAGGACAACGGGTATGCCCCGTCCTACCGGGATATCATGGCGGGCCTCTCGCTGAAGTCGGTTTCCCAAGCTGCAGCAGTGGTCGACCGCCTTGTCGAGCGCGGCTACATCACCAAAATGCCGAACAGGGCAAGATCAATTCGCATTGCCAATTATTGACACGTCAATAATTGCGGCGCATTCTCCATGAATGCTAACACCGCAAGAAATTGGCGGGTTTTTGTCACGCCTTCATGAACTGCCGATAGAAGAGCAGAAGGAAATCCTCAAGCTTGTCGAAAGCTATGAGGAAAGCCAAAAGGTCATGGGGGCGAGGGACGAGTTTCTCTCATACGTTAACTACCTGTGGCCTGAATTCATCCACGGCAGACACCACGAAATTATGGCCGAGGCCTTCGAGCGCGTGGTTAAGGGCGATCTTAAGCGCCTCATCATCAACATGCCGCCCCGGCACACCAAGTCCGAATTCGCGTCCATCTACATCCCATCATGGTTTATGGGGCACCACCCCAGCAAAAAAATCATCCAGTGCTCCAACACAGCAGACCTTGCGCAGGGTTTTGGCCGCAAGGTCCGCGATATTGTCGGCAGCGCAGAATTCAAAGAAATTTTCCCTGGCGTCGAGTTGAAGGCTGATAGTCAGGCCGCTGGTCGCTGGGCTACAAGCAAGAAGGGCGAGTATTTCGCTATCGGCGTTGACGGCAAAGTCACGGGCAAGGGTGCCGACCTCCTCATCATCGACGATCCACACTCAGAGCAGGAGGCGAAGCAAGCCGCCCGCAATCCGGAGGTATTCGACAGTGTCTATGACTGGTACGTGGCAGGTCCGCGTCAACGGCTTCAGCCTGGGGCCGCTGTTATCATCGTCCAAACCCGGTGGTCTAAGAGGGACCTTACGGCCAGGGTTATTAAGGATAGCATTGAGAAGGGAGGCCATAACGAGTGGGAGGTTATCGAACTTCCTGCGATCCTTCCTTCGGGCGAGCCAATCTGGCCTGAGTTCTGGTCTAAGGATGAGCTTCTCGCCCTTAAATCAGAGCTTCCTCCGTCGAACTGGCTCGCTCAGTACCAGCAAACACCCACGGCAGAAGAAGGCGCAATCATCAAAAGGGAGTGGTGGAAACGCTGGGAAAAGCGTAATCCGCCCCCGTGCGAGTTCATTATACAATCCTGGGATACGGCGTTCGAAAAGACCCAAAGGGCCGACTACTCGGCTTGTACGACATGGGGGGTATTCTGGAAAGAGAGCCAGGATACTGGTCGCCAGGAGGCTAATATCATCCTTCTCGACGCCTTCAAGGACCGGATGGAGTTCCCAGAATTAAAGCGGGTCGCGTATGAAACGTACACTGACTGGCAGCCAGACAGTTTTGTGGTCGAGAAAAAGGCATCCGGAGCGCCGTTGATTTACGAGCTTCGGTCGATGGGCATCCCTGTTCAAGAGTTCACCCCTGCGAGGGGGAACGATAAGATCGTCCGGGCTAACGCTGTCGCAGACCTTTTTGCGTCCGGCAAGGTCTGGGCTCCGGAAAGAAAATTCGCTGACGATGTTATTGAGGAGTTCGCCGACTTCCCCTCCGGAGAGCATGACGATTACGTCGATAGCTCAACACAGGCGCTACTCAGGTTCCGCCAAGGAGGTTTTGTGGCCACCGACATGGACGAGGACGACGAAGGCCTCCCGTCATATGGCGGAGAAAGAGAATATTACTGATTTGGAGTTTTGACTCGGGCGGTGTATATTCCGCACTGACCCGTCAGGAGATAATGCATGGCAACCAACGTCGACAAAGCCCTCTCCCCGATTGAGGATTATGAGGACGAGGACATCGAAGTCACATTCGAGAACCCAGACATGGCTATGGCCGAGAACCCAGAGGCCGTTGTCATTGAAAACGAGGATGGCTCCGTTACTCTGGAATTCGGCGAAGACGAGGACGCCGAGGCGGCGCATGGGGACAACCTTGCTGAAATCATCCCAGAAGATGCGCTCCAGGGTGTTGCCCAGGAGTTGCTGGCGGCCTATGACGCGGACGTGCGGTCGCGGAAAGAATGGTCGAAAACCTACACCAAGGGGCTGAAGCTCTTGGGGCTTGGGTTTGAAGACAGGACGTTCCCGTGGCAGGGAGCCTCCGGCGTATTCCACCCTCTTCTTACAGAGGCTGTAATCCGGGCGCAGTCTCAGATGATGCTGGAAATGTTTCCCCCAGACGGCCCGGCCATGGGGAAGATTGTCGGCAAGGAGACCCCGGAGAAGGTCAAGCAGAACCAGCGCGTTCAACATGACCTGAATTATCAGCTTACAGAGGTTATGTACGAATATCGTACCGACACAGAGCAACTGCTCTTTAACCTGCCGCTGGCTGGAAGCGCGTTCCGGAAGGTGTATTTCGACCCGACAATTGGCCGCACAACGGCCTGTTTTGTCCCCGCCGAAGACTTCATCGTCAACTATGGGGCCACCGACCTGCGGTCGTGCATCCGCGCCACACACCGGATGAAAAAGCCACTTAATGATATCCTTAAGCTCCAGGCTGTTGGCTTTTACCGGGATATAGACATCCCGGATTCGGTCCCTGAATATAGCGACGTCGAGATGGCCGAGGGCCGGATTGGGGACCACGAGCCTACAATTGAGCACGATGATCGGAACACCATTTTGGAAATGTATGTCGATTATGACATGCCTGGGTTCGAAGACGAAGACGGCGTTGCCCTGCCGTACATTGTGAGCATTGAAAGGGCTTCTGGCCGGGTACTGTCAATTTACCGAAATTGGGATGAAGATGACGAGTATCGCCAGAAGGTCATGCATTTCGCCCATTACAAATACATCCCAGGTCCGGGTTTTTATGGCCTCGGCCTGATCCACATCATTGGCGGTTTGGCCAAGTCAGCCACATCCGTCCTTCGCCAGCTTATTGACGCAGGGACGCTTGCGAACCTCCCGGCTGGCTTGAAGTCCCGTGGCTTGAGGATTAAGGGCGACGATAGCCCAATCAAGCCCGGTGAATTTAGGGACGTCGATGTCCCTGGTGGTGCCATTAAGGATAACATCACCTTTTTGCCGTATAAGGAGCCATCCACGGTCCTGTACCAGCTTCTTACGGGCCTTATCGACGAGGGCCGCCGACTGGCATCCGTTGCCGACTTAAAGGT